GATGTAGATGGCACAGCGAACCTTGACAATACAGACATAGATGGAACATTGACCCAAGATGGTGGGGCAGTTGTATTTAACGAGGCTGGTGCTGATTACGACTTTCGTATTGAGTCTGATGATAATGCTAATATATTTTGCGTTGATGGAAGTGAGGATAAAATAGGTATTGGCACAGCGACTCCAGCAGAGTTACTCAATATACAAAGCAGCGCCCCTGATTTCAGTATTCAGCATGATGAGTCAGGTAGTGGTTCTGAACCAACATTTAAGTTTAAAGTTCATAATGGGGGTCCTGGTGGAGCAATTGGCTCTATCCGAGCACATACTGGTACTAATGCTGGTACTAATACTGCGACATTAAATCTTCAAAAAGATGGAAATGGTGGTGGATATTTTATTTTTTATGCCAGACCAGACGGAGGTTCCCAAGCAGAACATTTTAGGATAGCTGCAGACGGAACCTTAACTGGTACAGATACTGATATTGGTTCTAATTCTGATCAAAGGCTAAAGAAAAATATAACAAGTTATAGTGGAAGTTTAGATTTAATAAAAGAGCTAAATCCTGTTACTTTTGAATGGAGAGAACCTTCCGTAAGAAAAACTGGGTTAGTACGAGGATTCCTTGCTCAAGATGTATTAAATGTTGATCCTTATTATGTTGACAAACAAGATGTAGAAGCAACTTTACTTGACGGAGAGGCAAATCCTGAGTACGACTATGTTAAAGACGATGGATGGGCTTACACTTCTAAACTTGGAGAAAAAGACGCTATGTATGTATCTGCAATAAAAGAATTGTTGTCTAAGGTAGAATCATTAGAAACTAAAGTAACAGCATTGGAGAATGCATAATGGATGCTCAATCAGTATTAGGATTAGTTGAACAATATGGTCTTCCTGTAATATTGTTAGGGGCAGCTATATATGCCCTTTATCGCTTTATAGTGTTCAGTCTCTATGAGGTTAAGAATGAATTTGGCAGACGACACGAAGACAATGCAAAGGCGATGTCAGAAGTGAAGGTGTCTCTTGGTGAAATTAAGTCCGATTTACGACTCCTTGTGGGTCTTATGAGTAAACAAAATTGAAGAATCAAGGATAATAGATAAATGAAAAATATGGATTTAACTCAAATGGTGCTTACAGGAGCTTCCCTTATTATTATTGGAATGTGTGGATGGTTGCTTACAACAGTTAATAGCATGGAAAAAGAAGTTCAATTAATTAGTTATAAACTTTCGGAAGCAGAGAATGAGCTACATTCTATTCAGCTAACTGATCCTGCTCACAGTCCAGATCGTTGCCCGATCTGTCTACATATTAAACTAGGCTATGAGTAAAATACAAGAGTCAAGTGGTGTATCTTTCAGTCTTTCATTCCTTATTCAAATACTTAGTGCAATTGTACTTGGAGTATGGGGTTTTTCTGAACTTAGCAATCGTATTAGCTTTCTTGAAACTGTCACAGGAAAACATGAAGAGTCTATCGCAGACATTGAGACAACTATTTTAGAATCCCAGGATGCACCTATCTCAAGTGATTATGTTCAAAATACAAGTTTGAGATTTATAGAAGAAAGGATTGCAATCCATCAGGCAGAGATTGACAGATTAAGTGAAAAAGTTTATGAAATTGCACAAAGGATAAAGTAATGGAAGATTATGGACAAAAATTTGGAAACATTTTTATAGGCATGTTAGGAATGTTTTTTGTCATGGCAATGATTATGTTGTTTATGGGATGTGAAATTACTTTAAAAACAGAAGAAGCGGACATTCAAACAGATTCTACTGAAGTGCAAGAAGATTCTGTTGCGACAGCAGATTATTTTAATGCAGAAGATTGGATTATGTTTAGTCCTTACTAAACTATGATTAGGTAAAATGAAATGTTAGAAACATACGCAGAATTTGGAGCAATAGGAGTAGTTGTACTTTTATTTGCAGGACAAATAGTATTTTTGCAAAAAACTTTAATGGGTAAGTTAAATGAAATTGAAGAAATCTCAATTAAACTTATAGATAGATGGAATCGTAGTGATGAAACTAGGGATAGAAGGCACGAGGATATGATGAAAGAAGTTGATGATCTTAGTGATTCTGTAGCGTATTTGAAAGGTAGAATAAATGGCAGAGCATCGTGAAAAAAGACCCTGTACTTGCAGGTGCAGTTGCGGTAGTAGCAGCAATGATAATGTCAGCAATAAAACCAGTGTATCCACACATATATTGGGGGGTACTCATAACTCTATTGATTTATTTTTGCACACACCTAATAAAACAAAGTGGACTTTTGTCGAAGAAAAAGTGGAAGGGGCAGTAAGTGAAACTTAAAAATGGAGATGGCTCTTATACAATTAGTCTAGGAAATGTTATTACTATTGTAGTAATGGTATGTTCCGTAGCTGTTCTTTGGGGAAGTATGAATAATAATATTAAACATTTAGAAGCAGATATACAATTAAAGGTAGATAGAGAGTTGATAGAAACTCATCTTGAATATATTGCACAGCAAATAGCAGATATAAGCAAGTCATTAGATATCTTGCAACAAGATGTTTCGGAGATGAAATAATGCCATTATATGATTATAAATGTAATAATAAAAAATGTAGGAATTTAGTGGAACGATATAACCGTGATATGGTTACATCTAATGAAGATGTTTTTGTAAAAACAGTTTGCCCAAAATGTTCTAAAGGCAACTTTGAAAGAGTTATTGCTCTTCCTCACGCTATCGTAAGGTCAGGTGGGGCTTGGGCTACAGCAATTAGGAAAGATCAAGTAGATTTTTCTTCAATAACAATAGACGAAGGCATAAAAAGAATGTCTGCAAGCAAAGGAGCTTAACATGAAAATAGCAAATTTAATTATAGATCATCTTTGTAACGAAGAGACAAAAGCAGAGGTTATCAAAGAGTTAAATAAATCTATTGATATCCCTATTATTAATGAAAAGACAGAAGCAAAAATATTAGATGCTTTATATGGTGTATTTGAGAACACTATTAAAGCGGTTCTTTTAAAGTAATGCGTTAATGCCAAAACAGTTAGCTACACTTAGAGACTTTTCAGGAGGTCTTAATACTCAGCGAGATAAAAGAGATATTGCTGATAATGAATCTACACTTTGTGTAGATGTTATAGGAGATCAGGCTGGATTGTTGCGTACTATGGGTAATGGGTCTGGGAGTCCAAGACAGAAAGATCACTCTTCTTCAACTCAATCTTTTGCTACTTTAGGCTCTGCCGACCTGGCTAGTTGTGGTGGGTATGGATTAAAACATTTTGAGTTTGACTTTAATGAAGCTGGAACCAATACAGGCGAACATTATGTAGGTTTGGTAGATGAAGCAGGCACATTTAAAGTGGTGGATTACACTAACAATAATTGGACTAGCTCATTAGGTGATTTAAATGGGAGTATCACTACAGTGAAGGCTATGATAACTCCTTTAGAAAACTCTGTTAGGTTATATGACACCTCTTTACATTCTTCTAGTTCGGTAAAGTTTTATGGCTATATAGACAATAAGGCACTAGGTAGGCAACACGGTAGCTTTGCATTCGGAGGTCAGCAACTTCCTAAGCCAACTGGTGGTAACAATGTAAGTTCTGCTACCTATACTAATGGTGCTTTTAATATTAATGTTGCTCAAGGAAGTGCAGGAACAGGTAGTTGGGTTGCAGGGTATTATGTATTTGGGTATACTTTTCTTTACGATGGAAATCAAGAGTCTAGAGTATATACAATGAGCACTACAGAAAATGTTACCAATGAAGATTGCTCGTTAAGTGTGACGGTGTACGCAGCTAATGCTAGTTCTGCTACTGATTACGATATACGAATTACAGGTGGTCGCATATATTGGAAGTTGTATGACAATGCCAACAGTAGAGTCTCAGATGGCGAATGGAATTTATTGGCAGATGTAGATTTGACAGGGGCGGCAGGACAAGAAAATGCGTATGGAATTAGGTCTAAAATGTCAGGTCATTTTGTTGATTGGAGTATTAGTAGCAATCAAGCCAATGCAACAATAACCGCTTTAGACCCTAGTATTGACACATATGCAACTATTAATGGTTATTCTAGCTCTGATGGACCATTGATTATTGGGAATACTGGAGATGGATATAAATCAGGTGTGTTTGCAAATCGCAGAATGTTTGTTGCCAATATAGTAATGACCAATGAAAAAGGTGAGCAAGATAAGCACGCAGACAGGATTATGTACTCACCTGTAAATAAACCTGATATATTCCCCAGTAGCAATTTTATAGATGTGGTCAAAGGAGATGCAGAAGAATACATTAAATTAGAGTCTATTGGTGGAAGGTTATTTGCTTATAAAAAAGACACGCTTTTTATAATTAACATTTCTAACAGCAGTCCTTCTGGATGGTTTTTAGAATCCACTCATAAAGGTATGGGTGTTTTGCATCCTGCCGCTGTTACTAAAACACCATTTGGATTATTATGGTTAAACCCTAATGGGTTGTATGTGTATGAAACTGGAAGTGGTATTACAGAGCTTACAGAGCAAAAATTTTTAAGTGGATACAGAGATGATGTGTTTGGAAAGAAAGCATGGGCTAAGTTTGTTACAGCTAATTCTATTGTGGGGTATTATGCTAAAGAGTCTCAGGCTATTATTGCTAGAGATGCTACAGATACTACAGCAAGTGCAGGCATAGGAGGGAATGGCTCAGATATTATTCTATACGACTTTAAAACAAGGTCTTTTTGGTTGGGCGAAGAGAGGTTACAGTCAGGTGCTATCGTTACAAACTTTGACTATGATGCTAATGGTGATTTGATTTATGGGTCAGAGGCAAGTGATACAGTTACTTTAAGGGCATGGCAAAGCGATGATCAAGATTCTAGCAAAATAGTTTACCAAACAAAAGATTTTGATTTTGGAAATCCTGGGGTCATAAAAAAAGTGTATGCTTTTTATGTCACATACAAATCAAGTTCTGGAACTACAATTGACAATGTGCTTTCTTATGCGGTAGATGGAAGTACAAGTTTTGCTACCACCAATCTTCAAACCAATACTTTTGATCAGGCTACATCATTTGAAATAGCTACCATTACATTAAGCTCTCCAATAGAATGCCAGAGCCTAGCATTAAAGTTTTCTGTAGACTCTGCCACACAAATAGAATTAAATGATGTTACTATGGAATATAGAACATTAAGGCGAAGGG